TGGGCGGTACTTTGTGTAAGATTGGCAGTCCATTATTAAGTTTTTTATTATGTTCCCTTTGTACACCGTTGCAAGCATCTGTTCATATGAGCAGGTGCTTTTCTTTTGCTCATTTTGAAGGAGAGTGATTTAAGTGGGTATCTTTTCAGGGCTTTTCAAATCCAGAGACAAGCCTCAAAACCGCACATCGGGCAGCAACTATGCCTTTTTCTTCGGCGGCACGACCTCTGGCAAAGCGGTAACGGAGCGCTCGGCAATGCAGATGACCGCCGTGTATTCCTGTGTCCGCATCCTGTCTGAGGCTGTCGCGGGACTGCCACTACACCTATATAAATACACGGACAGTGGCGGCAAGGCAATGGCGCTCGACCATCCGCTCTACCGCTTGCTCCACGATGAGCCGAACCCGGAGATGAGTTCTTTCGTGTTCCGGGAAACACTCATGACACATCTGCTCCTCTGGGGTAATGCCTATGCGCAGATCATCCGAAACGGAAAGAACGAGATCGTTGCCCTGTACCCTTTGATGCCGAACAAGATGTCGGTGGACAGAGACGAGGATGGTCGCCTGTACTACACCTATTACCGTGGCACAGACGAGGCTATCAAGAACAAGAAGTTCGCCGTAACGCTTCAGCCCTCGGATGTGCTGCATATCCCCGGACTCGGCTTCGATGGCTTGGTTGGCTACAGCCCCATCGCTATGGCGAAGAATGCCATCGGCATGGCGATTGCCTGCGAGGAATACGGAGCAAAGTTCTTTGCCAACGGTGCCGCTCCGGGCGGTGTGCTGGAACACCCCGGCACTATCAAAGACCCACAGCGTGTGCGGGAGAGCTGGCAGTCCACCTTCGGCGGCAGCGGCAATGCGAACAAAATCGCTGTGCTGGAGGAAGGCATGAAATACACGCCCATCGGTATCTCGCCGGAGCAGGCGCAGTTCCTCGAAACACGCAAATTCCAAATCAATGAGATCGCTCGAATTTTCCGAGTCCCGCCCCACATGGTCGGTGACCTGGAAAAGTCGAGCTTTTCTAATATTGAGCAGCAGTCCCTTGAGTTCGTGAAGTACACCCTTGACCCTTGGGTCATTCGCTGGGAGCAGTCCATTCAGCGGTCGCTTCTGTCCAAGGACGAAAAAGCTGTGTATTTTGTGAAGTTCAATCTGGAAGGTCTGCTGCGCGGCGATTACCAGAGCCGCATGAACGGGTACGCCATCGGGCGGCAGAACGGCTGGATGTCCGCCAACGACATCCGAGAGTTGGAAAACCTCGACCGTATCCCGGCAGAGGATGGCGGCGATTTGTACCTCATTAACGGCAATATGCTCCCGCTGAAAAATGCCGGGGCTTTTGCAAATACACCTACCGATGACGGAAAGGAGGAAAAATCCGATGAAGAAATTCTGGAATTGGAAGACCCGAACGGTGACCAATCAGGAGACGCAGGATCAGATCCAAGAGAGAACCCTGTTCTTAAACGGCACGATCGCTGAGGAGAGCTGGTTTGACGATGATGTCACGCCGCAGCTTTTCAAGGATGAGCTGATGTCTGGCTCCGGGAATATCACCGTCTGGATCAACTCGCCCGGTGGTGACTGCGTGGCGGCGGCTCAAATCTACAATATGCTCATGGACTACAAGGGTGATGTGACCGTGAAAATCGATGGCATTGCGGCATCCGCAGCATCCGTTATCGCTATGGCAGGCACGAAGGTGCTGGTGTCCCCGGTGTCCATGCTCATGATCCACAACCCCATGACTGCGGCATTCGGCAATTCGGAGGAAATGCAGAAAGCCATCGATATGCTCTCAAGCGTTAAGGATTCCATCATCAACGCCTATGAGATCAAGACGGGGCTGTCTCGTGCAAAACTGTCTCATCTCATGGATGCCGAAACTTGGATGGATGCAAACAAGGCTGTGGAGCTTGGATTTGCGGACGGAATCATGAGCCGTGCCGATGAGACCGAGGACATGACTGTCCCCACAGTTTCCATGCTGTATTCCAAGGCGAACGTGGTGAACTCTCTCATGGAGAAGATCGCCGCAAAATGCGCCATCACCCCGAAATCCAACCGTACACAAAAAGCCGATGACCTTATGGAGCGGCTCAATCTCATTAAAAACTGGAGGTAATTTATATGACGATCAACGAACTGCGTGAAAAGCGCAACCAGGCTTGGAACGCTGCAAAGGCATTTGTGGAGACCAAGCGTGATAAGGACGGTCTGCTTTCCGATGAGGATGCTGCGACCTATGCCCAGATGGAAAAGAAGGTGCAGGACTACGGTGCCGAGATTGAGCGCATGGAAGCCATGTCCGCAATGGAAGCACAGCTGAATAAGCCCACTTCTTCTCCCATTACTGAGAAGCCCATGAACGGCAAGTCCACCGCTGACGAGAAGCCCAAGACCGGCCGTGCTTCCGACGCCTACCGCACCGGAATGCTTACCGCCCTTCGCAGCAACTTCCACCAGGTGAGCGATGTCCTTCGCGAGGGTGTTGACGCTGACGGCGGCTACCTCGTACCCGAGGAGTATGATTCCCGCCTCATTCAGACGCTTTCCGAGGAAAACATCATGCGAAAGCTCGGTTACACCATCACCACATCCGGTGAGCACAAGATCAACATTGCAGCGACTGCGCCTGCCGCTGCGTGGATTGAGGAAGGCGGCGCACTCTCTTTCGGTGACGCAACCTTTGCACAGATCCTTCTGGACGCGCACAAGCTCCATGTCGCTATCAAGGTGACCGAGGAACTGCTCTACGACAATGCGTTCAAGCTGGAGGATTACATTCTTACCGAGTTTGGCAAGGCACTCGCCAATGCCGAGGAGGACGCATTCCTCAACGGCACCGGTGTCGGTCAGCCCCTCGGTCTGTTTGCGGAAACCGGCGGTGGTCATGTGGCAGAAACGCTTACTGCCGCACTCAAGAGCGATGACCTCATCACCCTCATCCATGCGCTGAAGCGTCCCTACCGCAAGTCTGCCTCTTTCATCATGAACGACAAGACTATCGCGCAGATCCGCAAGCTGAAGGACAACAACGGTGCATACATCTGGCAGCCTTCCTACCAGGCAGGCGAACCGGATCGTATTCTCGGCTACACGGTTCACACCTCTGCGTATGCGCCGGAGAATGCTATTGCGTTCGGCGATTACAGCTACTACAACATCGGCGACCGCGGCACCCGTTCCTTCAAGCAGCTCAATGAGCTGTTCGCGGGCAACGGCATGATCGGTTTCGTTGCCAAGGAGCGTGTGGACGGCAAACTCATTCTCCCCGAAGCCGTTCAGATTCTCAAGCTGAAAACCGAATAAGGAAGGAGGCGGCGGTGATGGACGAGCTTCTTTCCAAAGTGAAAGCCAACCTTATCCTGGAACATACGGCGGATGATGCCTTGCTGAAAAGCTACATCACCGCCGCTGTTTCTTACGCCGAAAGCTACCAGCACATCCCGGAGGGCTACTACAAGGAGAACCCAATGCCACCGACCACAGAGCAAGCCGTCATCATGCTGTCGTCCCATTTCTATGAAAGCCGGGACGGCAGCACGGGCGGCTTCTTTGCGGATAACACCGGAGCGGCACAGCAGGTGTGGAACACGGTCAATCTGCTGCTCCGCTTGGATAGGCGGTGGCAGATATGAGTTTCGGAAAAATGAACGGCTTCGCCGACATCGTGGAAACCCACCAAGTCAAGGACAGCGAGGGCTTCACCCATTCCGAGGATGAAGTCCTCGCTTCCGTCCGTGTGTACCGGGAAGGCCGGCACGGTTCACAGCGTTGGGCAAACCTCGCCGCATTCAGCGAAGCGACCGACCTGTTCCGCTTTCGGTGTATTCCTGGGCTGACGGTCACTACCGACCATTTCCTCATCTGCGATGACTGCCGCTACGACATTGTGTCCGTGGAGGATGTAAAGGGGCGTGGAATGTACATTGAGGTGCTGGCAAAGAAGGAGGTGCCGACCGTTGGCTAAGTGCGACATGAAAATGCCGGAGGATTTCCTTCTGAAGATATCCAAGCTCGGCAGCAATTTTGACAGCGTGGCAGATACCGTCCTGCAGGCCGGTGGCGAGGTGGTGCTGAAGAAGGTCAAAAGCAATCTTTCCTCCGTTATCGGCAGAGGGACAAAGTTCAAATCCCGCACCACGGGCGAACTGGAAGGCGCACTCGGCCTTTCTCCCTCCAAGCTGAACCGGGACGGCAACCACGACATCAAGGTCGGTTTCGCTGAGCCTCGCTCGGACGGCGGAAGCAATGCCAAACTTGCCAACATTCTCGAATACGGCAAGCACGGTCAGCCCGCGAAGCCGTTTCTGAAGCCTGCGAAAACGGCATCCCGGCAGGATTGTATCGATGCCATGACCAAGGCACTGGATGAGGAGGTGGAAAAGCTGTGAGCCTGCTATCCGATTTACAAACCATCGCCGAGCATTGCGGTGTTCCAGTGGAAACGGGTGTGTTCTCCGGCAAAGCACCGGACACCTATCTGGTCATCACGCCGCTGTCGGACAACTTAGGGCTTCACGCCGACAACGCCCCAGGCTGCGAAACGCAGGAGGCACGGCTGTCCCTCTTCACAAAGGGCAGCTACACCAAACTGAAAAATGACCTTGTCCGTGCCTTGCTGGGTGCGGATTTTTATATTACCGACCGCCGGTACATCGGCTTTGAGACCGAGACCGGCTACCATCACTACGCCATTGACGTGGCGCAAATCTACGAACTGGAGGAATGAATCATGGCAACGATCGGTCTTGACAGACTGTATTACGCAAAAATCACCGAGAATGACGCCGGCGAAGAAACCTACGGTACGCCGGAGCAGCTCGCGAAAGCCATCTCCGCTGACCTTTCGGTGGAACTGGCAGAGGCTACGCTCTATGCCGATGACGGCGCTTCGGAGATCGTGAAGGAATTCAAATCCGGCACACTCTCCCTCGGTATTGACGATATCGGCTCTACGGCGGCATCCGACCTCACGGGTGCAACCATCGACAAAAACAAGGTGCTGATTTCCGCATCCGAGGACGGCGGCGACCCTGTGGCGGTGGGCTTCCGCGCCAAGAAGTCCAACGGCAAGTACAAGTATTACTGGCTCTACCGAGTGAAATTCGGTATTCCGGCGACGAACCTTGCCACCAAGGGCGACAGCATTACCTTCTCCACGCCGACCATTGAAGGCACCATTCTGCGCCGCAACAAAGCAGACGCAGGCGGCAAGCACCCGTGGAAGGCAGAAGCATTGGAGGGCGATGTGACCGCTGCGACTATCACGAACTGGTATAAGGAAGTCTATGAGCCGACCTATACCACGACACCCGAAAAACAGGGTTAACGGAGGTAACACACAATGGATAACGAGAGAACTGCAGTCATCACCATCGGTGACGAGGAATACACACTCCTGCTTACCACCAAGGCTACCAAGGAAATCGCCGGTCGCTATGGCGGTCTGGAAAACCTCGGCGAGAAGCTAATGAAGTCCGAGAACTTTGAAATAGCCATCGGAGAGATCGTGTGGCTTATCACGCTTCTGGCAAATCAGAGCATCCTCATTCACAACCTCAAGGACAAGGAGCACCCCAAGGAGCCGCTCACCGAGGATGTGGTGGAGCTTCTGACCACGCCCCTCGATCTCGCCGGATACAAAACCGCCATTACGGAAGCACTCTACAAGGGCACCAAGCGGAATGTAGAAAGCGAGAAAGACTCAAAAAACGCACAAGTCGGGTAACGGTCTCCGATGCGGAGCTGTTTACCCGGCTTCTTTATTACGGTCTTGCCCACCTGCATCTCAGCCAGGACGAGGTGTGGCTGATGCCGTTTGGACTGCTTTTGGACTTATGGGAGTGCCACAAACAGTATAACGGGCAGGCTGTTCCTGCTCACGAACACTACATTGACGATATTATCCCGGACGGCATTTAAGGAGGTGACGGTACATGGCAGACAGTTTCGGACTGAAGATCGGTCTTGAGGGCGAAAAGGAATTCAAAAAAGCGCTGGCGGACATCAACCAGTCCTTCAAGGTGCTCTGCTCCGAAATGAAGCTCGCCACCTCTCAGTTCGATAAAAACGAGAAATCCGTGGAGGCTCTCGCCGCACGGAATAAGGTGCTGCGAAAAGAGATCGATGAGCAGACTACAAAAATCGACACCCTTCGCAAGGCTCTGCAGAATGCCGCCACCTCTTTCGGGGAGAATGACCGTCGCACCCAGAACTGGCAGATTCAACTCAACAATGCCGAAGCCGCCCTCAATGACATGAACCGGGAGCTGGATGAAAACGAGAAAGCCATCAAGGAGGGCGGCAAAGCTGCGGAGGAATCCGGCAGTAAGTTTGAAGGCTTCGGCAAGGTTCTCAAAACCGTAGGTGTGGCACTCGGTGCAGTGGCCGTCGCCGCAGGTGCCGCCGCCGTAAAGCTCGGCAAAGAAGTCATCGCCGCCTATGCTGACTACGAGCAGTTGGTCGGCGGTGTTGACACTCTGTTCAAGGACTCCTCGCAGGAGATCCAGCGGTACGCCGCCAATGCATACAAAACGGCCGGTCTTTCCGCCAACGAGTACATGGAGACGGTCACGGGCTTTTCCGCAAGCCTCATCCAGTCTCTCGGCGGTGATACCGAAAAGGCCGCAAAGTATGCGGATATGGCAATTACGGATATGTCCGATAACGCCAACAAGATGGGCACGGATATGTCCTCCATTCAGAATGCCTACCAAGGTTTTGCCAAGCAGAACTATACGATGCTCGATAACCTCAAGCTGGGCTACGGCGGCACAAAGCAAGAAATGGAGCGGCTGCTTGCCGATGCGGAGAAGATATCCGGCGTCAAGTACGACATATCCTCCTACGCAGATGTGGTGGAAGCCATCCATGTCATGCAGGAGAGCATGGATATTGCGGGTACGACTGCCAAGGAAGCCGAAGCCACCATTTCCGGCTCTGTCAATGCACTGAAATCCGCCGTGTCGAACCTCATCGTAGGCTTCGGCGATGCGGACGCTGACATGGAGCTGCTATGCAACAACATGGTGGATGCCTTCAAGACCGTGGTGGCAAACATCACACCGGTCATTGAAAACATCGTGGCGGCTCTGCCCACGGCGCTGGACGCTCTGCTGACGGCTGTGGGTGAACTGCTGCCCACACTGCTGGAAGCAGTCACTGAGCTATTCTCGCAGGTGCTGGAAACGCTGCTGTCTTTGCTTCCGCAGCTTATCCCGGCGGCGGTGTCCGCACTCATGACCATCGTGAATACGCTGATTGAGAATCTGCCCCTTCTTATTGAGGCTGCGGTTCAGTTGGTGTCCACGCTGGTGACCGGCATTGCGGATGCGCTGCCCACGCTCATCCCGGCAGCAGTGCAGGCTATCGTTACCATCGTACAAGGTCTGGTGGACAGTCTGCCGATGCTTCTGGATGCCGCGCTGCAGCTTATTACGGGATTGGCGCAAGGGCTTCTGGACGCAATACCCGTGTTGATCGCCGCCCTGCCGGAAATCATCAACGGTATCATTACCTTTCTGCTGGATTCCATCCCGCGGATTATCGAAACAGGCATTCAGCTTCTGACCTCGCTTGTTGCCGCATTGCCGGATATCATTATGGCAATCGTGGAAGCCATTCCGAAAATCATTGACGGTATTATCAACGCGGTGCTGAATGCAATACCGCTCATTATTCAAGCGGGCATTGATTTGTTAATTTCCCTTATTCAAGCCCTGCCGCAGATCATCACGACTATCGTGCAGGCGATTCCGCAAATCATCTCCGGCATTGTCAATGTCTTGATTGGAAACATCGATAAAATCATCATGGCAGGCGTTCAGTTGTTCGTTGCCCTGATTGAAAACCTTCCTACCATCATCGTGGAGATCGTCAAGGCCGTGCCTCAGATCATTGCGGGCATCGTGAAAGCCTTCGGCTCTCTGATGTATAAGATCGTGGAGATCGGTGGCAACATCGTCAAGGGACTGTGGAGCGGTATTCAGCAGTTGGCTTCGTGGCTGTGGGATAAGGTGTCCGGGTGGATCTCATCCATCTGGGACGGTATCTGCGATTTCTTCGGTATCCATTCGCCCTCAAAGGAAATGGCGTGGGTCGGTGAGATGCTGGTCAAGGGGCTTGCAGGCTCCATTGACGACAACGGCGATGAAGCGGTCAAAGCCGCCGAAGGCATGGCTGATGACATCAACGGCGTCATGGGTGACCTTGCTCACGATATGCAGACGGCGCTGCCCACGGACTTTGATGTCAGCGGCAGCTTCCGCTCGGCGGTGGACGGTGTGACCGGCAAGGCGGCGTCTGCTTTCACCATTGCGCTGAACATTGCCACCTTCAATAACTACAGCAGCGAGGACATCCGCCAACTGACCAATGAAGTCATGCAAACGGCGAATCAGTTCGCCCAGCGGAAAGGAGTGGTATTCGCATGACCTCTTTCACCTACAACGGCCGCAGTTCCGCTGATTTCGGTCTGCATATCGAGAAAAAGGATGTGTTCTCCGCACCGGAGTACGATGCGGAGTTCATCTCTATTCCCGGTCGGAGCGGCGACATCATCAATCCGAACCGCCGCTTTGCCAACATCAAGGTGAGCTACACGGTGTTCCTCGCACGGAAGAACGTAGCCGCCCTTGCCGCCGTCCTGCGGGACATCAAGGGCTGGCTGTATTCCGAGCCGGACAGATACCATGAGCTTACTGACTCCTACGATGCGGAGTATTTCCGCTACGGTGTCATCTCCGGCAATCTGGACATTGAGGAGCAGCTGAATAAAATCGGCTGCTTCACCGTGACCTTCAACTGCAAACCCTTCAAGTACAGCTTTGCGGGACAGCAGACGGTGTCGGCTGACGCTTCTGAACTGACGATTACAAATCCCACTGCTTTTGAGAGTCGACCGTATATTAAGCTCTATGGCAGCGGTACGGTGGTAATAATGATACAGCCCCAAGGTCGAGGTATGATGATTTCCAATCTGGATGAGTACATCGAGATCGACAGTGAGCTGATGAACTGCTTCAAAGGCACCGTCCTCAAAAATGACACCGTCAAAGGCGCGGAATATCCGGTTTTCAAGTCGGGTGTTTGCACCATCAACTGTACCGGCGATGTAACGAGGATTGAAGTCATTCCGAGGTGGTGCTGTCTGTAAGGTCGCTCCCGATTGTAAGCGGTAGAAAAATTCAAAAAGGTGTGCTATAATGTTTTTAAGTGAGGATGACAAATCGGAATTTATAAAGGAGAATATTGATGAAACTATTTTTATGTTCGCACTTTTCAAGTGTAGGAAGTCTG